CGCGCACAAAGCGAGGCCGTCCCTTGCCAACGAGTCGGCCCGGTAATTCCAGAGTGACCGTCACGGTTTCCTCTATGCGGTCGCGGCCGCGGTTTGTGATTCTTTTGCTTTCGTCAGCGCCGCCTCGCCGAGCGGCGTGTCGCCGAGTTCGCCGAGCGCGAGCAGAATTGCGTCGTAATTGTCGGCGTCGTCGCCCTCAAGCTCGTCGCGGATTTGCTTCACCTTGGCCTCAAGCGCGCGCTTTTTAACGGCCATTTTGAGCGCCTTTTTCGGAATTCCGCCCGATTTCTTGGCCTCGTCGTAAACGGCCGCAATGTCCTTGTGAATCGCGCCGCAGCGCTGCATCGACTCGCCGCGCTCGCTGGCGAGGTCGTTCGCCAAATTTTCTATTCGCTCGACATAGGCCCGCGTGATCGCGGGATCGAAGCCGTTACCGCGGATCGCGGCGACGCCGGTTTCATCGGCCATTTTTGTTCTCCCTCTCGGTTTCGTCGATCACCATCGCGATTGCTGCGCCCACCAAGAAAGCGAGCCCCGCCCAAAACCAATTTGGCGGCGACGGATCGAGGCTCGCGATGTAGGGGTAAAGCTCGACCACGCCGAAAATCAGAAGCACAAAAATCGCGATGTTCCCGAGCGCGGCCATCTCAATCCTCCATCCGCTCTAGACACCATTGCTCGCGGCTAACGCGGCTTACCCGCGTCGACGCAACGCGCCAGCCGAAATCCCTCAGCGGCAAATGCGAAAAGATGAGCCTGATCGCTCTAGCGGGCTCCGTGACGCCCGGCGTTTTGCAAATGAACTTGCTACGTCGGGCCACGAAAACGCCGCGCGGCACGACGGCAGGCGGCGGCGTTTGCGCGGTTTCGGGGATCACGACGCGGCGGCTATTTCTGGCGGGTACAGATCGGGCCGCAGGCGAGAGCGGGAAATGCCAGTTATGGCCTCGATCTGAATCACGCGATGGGCCGGAATCCGCTTCCATTGCGAGATGGCTTGCGCCGTGATTTCGAGCTTTTCGGCTAATGCGGTGAGGTTGCCGTTCCGCTCGTTCATCGAGTCGATGCATTCCTGAATCACGGCGGCGCGTTCGATCATGGCGCAAAGCTGTAAAGGCCGGATTTGCATCTTGTCAAGTCACCGGATGCTTGACGCCATAGAAAGGCGCGCTTACAAACGGCCTCCCATTCCGAGGAATCGCACGATGAGCGGCGAGGTTGATTATGGCGCGATGATTTTCTCAATCGCCAAGAGGTCGGCCGACGCTTATCGCGTGAAGTTCGCGCTTGAGCGCGTGCGCAGCCTTCAAAGCCATTTGCTCGCCGAGCGCGGCGGCCCTCACGCCGATCTGATTCAGGCCGTTCTTAGCGATCTCGCTTACGTCGAAAAGCATCTCTCGGAGGTCAACGAATGACGCCGCCGAAAGCCCTCGATCTTGGTCGCTGCATTTTCATCGCGGCATGTCTCGCGATCTTCGCCATCGGCACGGCGTTCGCGGTCGCGCCGCAACTCATCGCGAAATATTGGCTATGACGCTGGAATTCATTTTGTGGGTTATCGGGCTCGCCATCGCGGAAACCCTTTTGTTCGAACTCTTCAAGCGGAGGAAGCCATGAAAGGGCCGCGCACATTGAGCCCGTTCGGTCGAACGATACTCGCGTCAATCGTGATTTGGGCGCTCGTAATCGGCGCATTCGTTTTAATGGCGGGGATCAAATGAAATACGGCGAGGGAATTTTCGACCGCGTGCCGATGAGCGTCTATCACTCGGATTGCTGCGAAGTGCCATCGGTAAGCTCAAGCGATCTGCGAACGCTCTTCGAAAAAAGTCCGGCGCATTATTGGGCGACGTCGCCTTACAATCCCGAGCGCATCGAGGACGACGACGAAACGGAAAAAGCGGCGTTCGTCCTCGGCCGTGCCGCCCATCATTTGTTTTTGGGCGAAGATGACTTTTCCACAGAATTTATCGCCCGGCCCGAGCAGATCGCCGGAAAGCCGTGGCAAGGCAATCGCACGGAATGCCGCGAATGGCTGGCCGATCAGGCCAAAGCTGGCCGGAGCGTCCTGAAGCCCGAGCAGATCGAGGCCGTTCGACGGATGGCGAAGTCGCTCGGCGCGCATCCGATGATAAACGCCGGAATTCTGAACGGCCGGATCGAGCAATCGATGTTTTTCCGCGATCCGCAAAGCGGGCTCATCCTGAAGTCGCGGCCCGATGCGATCCCGACCGATAGCGGCGACTTCGCCGATCTGAAAACGACCCGCTTTTACGGATACGACCTCGACCGCGAAGTCACGCGGCGGCGTTACGACATGCAAGCCGCTCTCTGCAAATGGGCCGCGAAGGCGACGCTGGGGCTCGAAATGGAGAGCTTCACGTTTGTTTTCGTCGGCGTCGAGCCGCCGAACTCCGTCGAAATTCTCACGCTCAATAGGCCCGATATCGAGGCCGCCGAGCGCGATCTGCGCGTCGCGGTCGACACGATGGCTTGGTGCATGAAATCAAATCTTTGGTTCGGGCCGGGCGGCACGCAAAACGACGCGCGCTTTGTGAGCATCTCCGAGCGCGCGAAAGAGTCGGCATCGTTCCGGCGAGAGTTTTTGCAACGCGAGGTCGAGCGCGCGACCGCGACGGAGTTCGACGGGACATGATGGCACTCGCGATAATGTTCGCCGGATTTATCGTCGCAATTCCGCTCGCGGCTTGCGCAGCAAACCTCTCGCGCATCGCGGATGCGCTCCGGCTTTTCACTTGGAAGGGTTAAAAATGGCAAACGAAGTCGCAGCAATGACGATGGAAGAGCGAATCGAGGCGAAGATCGACCGAGCCGAGGCCGGAGCGATTGCAATATCTGATAGGATCGGCGGCATCGCTTTCGAGAATATGAGCGAGCTAATGGAGTTCGCGAAGATGATGGCCGTTTCGAAGCTGGCGATCCCGCAGCATCTTCGGAACGAGCCCGGCCAATGCCTCGCGGTCTGCGTCCAAGCGCTAGAATGGCGCATGTCGCCCTTCGCGGTCGCGAATAAATCCTATGCGGTCAACGGCCGGATTGCCTACGAGTCGCAATTGATTCACGCCGTCGTCGAGGCGCGAGCGCCGCTCAAAAAGCGGCTGCGCTGCGATTACGAAGGCGAAGGCGCGAACCTCGTTTGCGTCGTCACTGGCGTTTTCAAAAACGATCCCGATCCGGTCGTTTATCGCTCGCCGAAAATCTCCGAAATCAAGGTCAAGAATTCGCCGCTTTGGTCGAGCGATCCGCCGCAGCAATTATGGCACTATTCCGTCCGCGCCTTCGCGCGCCGCTACTGTCCCGACGTCCTGCTCGGGATTTACACCGAGGACGAGCTTGAGGCGGCGCAGCAAGGGCCGACCTATGCCAAGGACATTACACCGAAGCCCGATGTCGCCACGCGCTTGCCCGGCCGCAAGGGCCGCGGATTCTCGCAAGCCCATGTCGACCAAACGCTCGATGCGCCGCCGCCCGGCAAAGAGGTTGTCGTCGAAGCTGGCGAAACGGTCAGCATCGCGCACGAGCAGAAGGGCGAGGATTTGAACGTTTCCGGAGCGATTGTTGCGAACGCAGAATCGCCGCCCGCGGTCGATCCCTTTGCTTCCGTGATCGCCGAGCTTGAGGCAAAAAAGGCGCTACTCGAAAAGATCGATTCCATCGCCGACCTCAATGCGGTGAACGACCAAGTCGTCGCGTTCATCAAAAGCGAGGATGCGGCGGCGCTTGTCGGCGAATGGAATGCGGCCTATTTGGCGCGAAAGCGCGACCTCGCAAAACTGAAAAAGGCGAGCAAAAAATGACGACGGCTTGGGCGATCAAAACGAGGACCGGCAAAATCGTCGTCGAAACTATTCGGCGAGACAAGCTCGCGGCGATCCTCGAAAAGCGCTTCGGCTCGGAAAAATTAGTCCGCGTGAAGATTATCGCGCTTCCGCCGACCGCCGCGCACTTGAAATTGGATCGGCGAAATAGAAGACACCGGCGCTTGCAAAAGCAGGCGACGCAACCAAAAGGACTCAGAAAATGAAACGTCTATTTTTGATGCTCGCCGCGCTGGCGCTTTTGTCGGCTCCGGCATTCGCGGACACGAACACCGGAGGCGGAAACGATTGCACCGGCAACTGTGCCGTTGATCCGGGCGGATCAGGCTCGACGATAAATTCGACCATCTCGCCGACCATCTCGCCGACAAATTCGAACTCGAATTCGAACGTCGTCGCGCCTGTCAATTCGAACTCGAATAGCAACGCCGTCACGGTCGCGCCGACGATCACCAATTCGAATAATTCGTCGGCGGCCGCAAATTCCGCTTCGAACTCGGCATCGAATGCCGCCTCGAATGCCTCATCGAGCAGCGGCGGCAATACTCAATCGGTGAACTTCCGCAGCCCGCACCAAGTCGGCTCGATCAGCGTCGCCGTCGCGGCCTCCGGAGCGTGTACCGGCCAAGCGACCGCGGTGTCGGGCGGCTTTACCGTTTTTAGCGTCGGCGTCAGTCATATTTCGGTCGATCCAGAATGCGCCAAGCGCGAAGCGTTCCGCCTCGGCATCTCGTCGGGCGATCCGGCGATGATGGAGCTTGCGCGCAAAATCTTTATGAACTTGGACGCGGTGAAAGAGGTTTTGGGGAAGTAGGCGCGCAAAGATCGATCACCTCATATTCGGCCGCGCTGACTTTTATCATGCGGTAGCCGAGGCCGGGATCAGACTCCACCAAATATGCGTGCGGGCCGACTATCCCGCGCAGCTTTGTCACATAGAGCCGGAGGCCGCCCTTTGTGCATCCGAGCGCGCGCAACAATTTTTCATGCGCGACGATCTTGCCGCGCGACGCTAAGAGCGCCTCCGCAAGGAGAACGATCCGCCGTTCGCAAAAATGTTTTGTCCCGTCGACTTCGATGAATGGGCGCGACGACTGAATCCGGATCATCGACTTTGCCAAAAAAAAGCGGCCGCAGCCCGATTAGAGCAGCGACCGCATTTCGCCCGAGCCTTCGCGTTGGGGACTAGGGGGCGGGCGGCGTTGGCGTGTTAGCCGTAACCGCGGCCGAGAGCGAGTCGGTGTTCGATTTGATGCTATCGATCACGGATTGAACGGCAACGTCGGGAGTCGAAGAGGCGAGAGCCGTCTGCAACTGCGCTGCGATCCCGTTTAGAAGCGCGACGGCGGAATCCTCAACCGTCTTTTCGGCCGTTACTGCGGCCGTCAGATCATCGATTTTCGACATGACTAAATTTTCCTCTTTCGTGACGAGCGCCATCAACTTATCGAGCTTGGCCGAGATGGCGTCGTCGGCCGAGTTATGGATGAAAACGTGCAATTCGATTCGCATGACGACCTTCTACGCTCGAATTGTGACCGTGCCAATATGGTTAATGCACGACGCCGAGCAAATAGAGCAATAGGATGATGATGAGGACGCCGCCGATCCCGATCCCGCCGCCGCGCGGCCCGTTCCAGTAATAGCCGCCGAAACCTCCGAAAAGGATCAGCACGACGACAATCAAAAGTAACAGGCTCATTTGAAGCCTCCGCTATTGTTGTGGAAGTTGCGTAACACTCGGCGGGCCGATCACCAATTCGTCACAGCCCAAAACGGAGGGCTCGCGGCCGATCTGCTTGCGAAAATTTTCTTTGAGTCCTTCCAAAATGCGCGCCCATGCATCGAGCGCCACCTGATTTTTCGCGAGGATCGCGAGGCAAATTTTCGTCTTTGCTTCGCGCATATCCTTATCGTAGTTGCTCGCCTGAAGGCCGACGACGCGATATTTCGTATCTGTCATTTCGTCCGCGCGCGCGAATGGCGGCGTAATTGAGAGAAACGCCAGCCAGCCGCAAATCCAGAGAATATGCACGGTCACGAGCAAGCCTCCGAAGAAAATCGCAACGGAGATAGTTGCATCATACTTGAAACGCTTCACCGGATCACTATCGATTGGCGGAATGAGCATTCGGGCGATTTTTGCGCCTCCGCTCGCAACATCTTCGACGCCCATTTTGTGACCTATCTCGTTCTAATGATGTTGGAAAAGCGACCAAACGTAAGCGGCCGCTCCGACCGCTCCGAACACATAGCCGAGAAGATTTCCGATATCCGTTTTCTGTTCGCGCTTCGTCAAATGCTCCGTTTCGCGACTCGCCTCCGATTTTTCGACGCGAATTTGAAGGTCGCCAATTTTTTCGCCGAGCGCGACCATTCTTGCTTCGACTTCCGAGCGCGTCGGAAATGTCGCCGCCTGATCGGAGAGCGTTTTGCGGAACTCATTGACGCCCTCGAATCGCTTTTCGTTTGCGGCTTCGGCTTTTGCGACGGCGCGATCCGCGGCCGCGAGCGCCGCATTAAGCGTGATGCGATCCGCCTCGCGCAACGCCGTAAGGATTTCGAACTTCGCGAGCATGAATTCGCGAAATGTCCGGAACGTCCAGCCATCGCTTGTATGCGCGGGCTCGGCCACTATTTCCCCCCGAAGTTCCTTTCGAACCAAGTCGGCTTTTTATCCGGAGCCCTCAGAGCTTCGGATTCCCCCTGCATCTTTTTCCATAGATCGACGACCTTGCGATGCGCCGATGCGCAATTCGCGTAATCGCGAAGCAGGCCGTTCGACCATTTTTGCCAAGCGTCGTAATCAGCCGCGCTCGGCTCTACGATGGGAACGCAATATCCGAGGCTAGAATCCAGCGGCGGAATTAGCAGCGGCGATGGCGCTTGAGAGGTTGCGCACGCGGTCAACAGTAGGCTTGCAATCGCGAGGCAAAGGCTTTTTCGAATGTACATTTTCCAAATCCTTCGCAATCGTGTCCATTTGGCCGTTTAGAACTCCGCTTCCCTTTAGCATATCGCGCGCCGCGGCCTGAATCTGTGTCGCAATGTCGGTATATTGCTTCAGATCGGCCGTCGCTCTCGCCTTGTCGGCGATGGCTGTGTCGCGCTCCATTTGCGCGATCCGGCCGCCATAATAGATCGAAGCTCCGTAAGCACCCGCGCCCGTCCCGATCAGGATCAGGATCGCGCCGCCGATGAGCGAGGTCGTAAGCGTACTCAGTCCGAACATTATTCCTCTCCCCTTGGCTGCGCCGTGGCCGGAGGCTTGTCCTTCACGAAGTCTGCGCCCATCCGGTGTTTTATCCCGATGGCCGTGCCAGCGCCACCAAGCAGCGCGCCAGCGCCGCCGCCGAAGGCGAGAAAATCTATACTCCCATGAAACGCGGTCCAAATTCCTCCGGCGATGTAGGTAAAGATGAGCCCGCCCGCTCCGGCGCGGATCAAATCCCACATAGTTCCGGCGTCGTCCTCGCTAAAGAAATCATGGAGAACCTTGCCGAAGCCCCTCGTCGGCGTCGCGTGCGGCGGCGGCTGCGGAGGCTCCGGCGCTGGCGGCTTGGGATCAGAGGATGCGGGCAAGGACGGCTCCGACGACGAGCCCGGCGACCGTTGCGATGCGCGGATGCGCGTCAATGTGAGAGAGCAGCCAAGACCACGCCGCTTTTACTTTGTCCATATCACCCCTCGTCGTTCGATATCGCCCCGCTCGGCGCGAGCTTGATAACTCGCACATTCGAAGGTTGAACGGAATAGATCGGCCGACGAGCCGCGAGCATTCGAGCGCGCGAAATTCTAACGATGTTTACAGCGTCGCCCTCATTGCCGCCGAGCGTGTGATAAGCATCATTGTCCTGCCCGACATAGAGCCCGACATGCCCGCCGCCGCCCGGCCGCGCAAAGACAAGGACGTCGCCGAGCATCGGCATCGGCGCGGAAATTCCGAAGCTCGTCCAATTCCGAGCCCATAGCGGATTTTGCGGATATTGCTTTCCGGCGTCCTTTGCGGTTTTCGCCATGAGGAGCCCGCACCAAGGAACGTCATCCCCTGAATAGGGGAGGCCGAGTTCCTTCGCCCAAGCCATGATGACGGGGTTGCTCACGCCGCCCGGCGCTTCGTGAACGCCGAAATAATAGAGGGCCGCGCGGATCATCTTCGGGCCGGGCTCGGCCGAAAGCCAAAAATAATTTGGCGGCAACGGTAGGCTCATAGCGAAACCTTTTGCCCGATTTCGACCGCTTCAATATCAGATCGAACCCACGGAACGCCAGTGTTCGGGTCGTTCTCATGCTTGTATCGGAAATAGTTGAACGTGAGGTTTGGAACAATGTCGGCCTCGGTCGTCAGCGTTGCGCCCGACTTGAGCAACGGCGCGATGGCGCGCGTTCCGGCGAGAGACTTTTTTGCGAATATCACTAGATCGACATGGAGGAATGACTCCATCCCGCCCGGCAAAGGGTGAATTCCATACAAATCTTGATCGCCGACGTTCGCGTCGCTCACCATTGTTGTTGCTTGATCTTCGGCGACCTCGTCGACGAGCGCGGCATTCGTCACCGTTAGAGTCGCCGAGAGCGTCGGCGGCGCTGCGAAAGCGTTGATGATCGCCTCGCTAACGTCGACCGGATTGTCGAGCGTGCCGGTGAAGGTCTTTACGAACTGATAGCTTCCGACCGCGCCGCCCTGAAAGCGCGGACGGAACGTCGCATCGGTCCAGTAAGCCAGCCAATATTTTCGCCCTGTCGTGACCGATGGAGCGCCGCCCGCCCAAGTCAGCGTGTTCGATCCCGTTACCGGATTGACGAGGGTGTTCGTTTGCGCGAGCAGCGTTCCCGGTCCATCGCCGTTGCCCTCGATCCCGTTGAGCTTTCCGCCATCGCAATAGAGTCCGGCGACGAGGTTGCCGGTGAATCCGGCGTCCATGACGAGCGTAAGATTGCCGAGCAGGCCGCCAATCGGCGGCGGCGTAACCGGATAGAGATAAACCGTGTTCGGGTCGAGCGTGAAGGCGAACGTATTCGTCGGAAATCCGAAAGAGGTCGAGCGGCCGCCCGGAATCGTTTGCGCGAACTGCACGGCCGCATCGCTGATCGGCTGCGCGTCGTAAGAGCGGATGACGCCGACCCAATTATTCCAAGGCCCCGGCCCCGTCATATCCCAAGCGCAAATGTCTTTGACGTAACTCCAAGCCGAGTTGTTTAGGGTCGTGAAGCGAAAGCGATTCGTGTAGGCGTTCGCCGTCATTTGCGTATTGCCGCAAACCTCGAAGTTATCGGCTAGAATTCCATTTTTGACCGCGCCGCCATTTTTTCGAATGCGAACGACGCCGTCGCAGCGGTCGATATGGACGCGGATTTGCCAATGATCCCATTGACCAGTGTTGTAAGCGTCCTCCCATCGCCCGAGGTTTCCATTTGCGGTGTTGACGGAGATTTCTCCCACGCCGTTAAAATCGATTGTGACTTGGTTTGTCCCGCCGTCGTCAAACGAGACGTCCCAAGGGCCGCTATCGTGCCGCGCCCAAAAACAGCAAATCATGTCCTGAACGTTCGGGCCGTCCTTGTAGAGATAGCCGCCAAAAAACGGAGCCGTGCGAAATGATTGTCCTGAATTGAACGGCGTTATATTTCCGACGCTTCCCCATCCCGCTCCGAATATTCCGTCCGCGCCATCCCAAATCCCATATCCGGCCGGGCTGTTAAATGCGTCGACGGGATCGACGTAATAGCCGCCACTGTCAGCGATCCAAAGCATGAGGGACTCCTAGTCAACCCATAGAAACGGATAAGTCGCGAAGATTGCAAACGGCGCGACGCTGGCCCAGACCTCGACGCCGACTTGGCCGACAAATCCCGCCGAGCCGTCGCGCGTCACGGCAACCCAAACTTCCGCGCCGACTTGCGAGATTCGGCCGGAAACGGTGTTCGGCGGAACGCTCGCCCAAACTTCGACGCCAAGCTGAGAGACTCGCCCACTCGGATTGTTTGCCGGAACGGGACTCCAAACCTCGACGCCGAGTTGCGAGGCTTGGCCCTTCGGATTGTTCGCGGGTACGTCGGCCCATGCTTCGACGCCGATCTGCGAAACTTGGCCGGTTGTCACGACGCAATCTTTTGCCCGATCAGCATTGCATTAACGTTCGAAGGCGTCCAAGCCGCCGAAGTGTTCGGATCGGTGTCTTGCTGATAGCGCGCCTGCCCCATCGTCGTTGCAACCGCGATTGCCGCCTCTGTAACGGTCGTCGCTCCGGATTTGAGCAGCGCCGAAATTGTGCGCGTGCCGATAACGTCCTTATTGCATTCGATCACGAGGTCGACGCCGAGGATCGTCGAGACGGAGCCCGGCAGGGATTGAATGCCGTACAAATCTTGATCGCTCACCGTGCTATCGGAAACAAGCGTCGTCGTCCCATCGAATAGGAAGTCGTTCACCATGCCCGCATTGTTGATGGTGATCGTTCCGTGAACGGCCGGTTGACGGAAAGTGTTCGTCGTTCCGAGCCCGGCGACCGAACTCGGGAAGGTCGCGCCGTAGGTTTGCGTCACTTGCCAGCCGACTTGCGACGCCGCGCTCGCGCATTTCATCGAGACGGTCGCGTCGGACCACATTCCAATAAAATATTTTTTCCCATTTTGAATTTTGACCGTCGACGCGAGCGTGAAGGTGTTCGCGCCGCTACCCGGATTCGTTAGCGCCGTACATTGAGCGAGCAGCGCTCCCGGCTGCTTCAGCGACGTCGGGAAAAGAGAGTTGTCGCCGTCGCTATCATAAATCGCAATATTGAGATGCCCTGTTAGAGCCGCCTGCAATTCGACCGTGATGCTGCCCGAGAAATCCCCGCCGCAAGTCGGCGTGAAGGATGCAAAGAAAATCGTATTCGCTGGCGTGAGGCCAATCGAACTCGAATTGTCGGTATAGCCGAACGTTGTGCTTCCGCCGTTGGTCTGCGCGAACTGCACCGCGCTATCGGAATTCGGCATCAACTGAATCCCGCGGAATGCGGTCATCCAATCGCTCCAATTTCCGGAGCCGGTGCCGTCCCAATGCGCGAATTCATCCATGTAATAGCCGCCACCACCATTGTTGCCGATGCGAATTCCGTTGGCGGTGTTGTTTGCACTCTGACGAGTTACGAGACTCGTCGCTGCAAAATCGTCGCTTGTGTTCCAATTTTTGCGAACGCGAAACTCTCCGGCCGTATTGTGAATAACTATTTTGACGCAATAGAACTCCCAAACATTCGGGGTGACGATGGCGCTTGTAAATGTTGCGAGGATGGTGCCGAAGCCGTTGCCTGCGTACAGCTTCATATTTCCGCCGCCATCCATTCGGATCGTGCATTGCGGCGTTGTTCCGTCCCAAATTTCGAGGCTCGATTGCGGAGTCGTGCCGCCAAGCGCGGCCGTCGTCATCATCCAAAAACCGAAAAAGAGAGTTCCTTGTGACGTAAATCCGCCAGTTTCGAGAAAGACGCCGCCGAAGGCGTTCCAGTTGAGCGATTTTCCGACGCCGAACGGCGTTTTATCGTCGAGGACGATATTCGCCGCGTTCCCCCCGACGGGGAAAGGAACATAAACGCCGTATGCCGCGCCGGGCGCGATGGTCGATGGATCGCTGGCGTTCTTGTAGAATTCAAAGCCGTCTCGAATGCGCAGCGCCATTTAGACCACCTTCGTTCCGAAAAATCCGTATGCGACTCCAATGATACCGCCGATGGCCGGAGTCGGTCCCATCGCCGTGAAATTATCGGCGTCGGCAAACGTGAGCGGCCCGGCGAGGCCGGAGAACGAGCCCACGGTCGCGCCCGCGAGGATTGTTCCGGTCGCGACCGTAACTCCATTTACTTTGAGCGTCATTGTCCAATCTGCGGACGGCGCGCTTTCGCATTCGAGAAACGCTTTGGCGAACGAGCCGCCCGATCCGTCGAGAAACTCATCGCCCGCCGCCATGAGTGCATTAAAGAATTCCTCGCCGGTTGCCGGAGCGCGGCCCGGCGTGCCGCCGATGATGCGAAGGAAATTCGTCCCGCCCGTTTCCGGCGCGGTCGACACTGTGACGGGCGACGTATAGTCCGAATATGTCCCGCCCGGCCCGACGAATGCGACCTCGACGTCATAAGAGGTGTCGGGATGAACGAAGGCTGAGGTAACGGTCGTCGTCGGCGGCGGCCCGGAGCCGTTCGAATTTATGAAAACCTGATCCTGCCAATCGCCAGCGCTCGCCGATCCGGAGGCCGAGGTTCGATATCGGATGGCCCAATTCAAATCCTCGCGCGTCGGCGTGTCGAATGTGACGTATAGGTGAGCGGTATCGGTGACGACCGAAACGCCGGTCGGCGTCGGAAGCACTTCGTCGGGAGCAGGCGAGCCTCCGGTCGGCGGCGTTCCTTCCTGCGTCGCCGGATTCCAATCGTCGATTTCGGCGCAAATCTTGATCCAATCGAATGTGACCGAGCGATCAGTGATATCGATCTGCGCATTCGAGATTTGCGCCGGGAACGTGCAAAGGCTCGGAAGCTCCGGAATGCTGATATTCACGTAACGCTCGCCGAGCGCGAGAAAACCGTAAAGGTCGGTTTTGATCGTGCCGCGCGCATCGGAGGTGAGTCTGTACATTTCGCGCGTAACGAGTCGGCGGGCTCGCGAATGCGATTGCACCCATGAAAGCGTGACGTTTTGCGAGCGCACTTTGCCGCGCGCCGTTATATCGGCCTCGTCGCGAACGGGATCGCCTTCGACCTCGGTATATTTCTGAGCCGGGTCGACATAGCTGAAAATGATTTCATTGATTGCGCTCTCGTCCTCGATGAACTTCTGAACCTTGAAGCCGATGATATGCTTGCCCTCGATGGTGATCGTCGGCTCATAAAACTTGCCCGCGAAAATTCTGAGCGCCCCGGAGCCGGTTTCGCCGAGCCATCCGTCGCAAGTTCCGAGCATCGTCGACAGGATATCGCTCGGATCATTGTCCATTTGATAAAAGCCGCCGAGTTCGTAACGCGCTTCACTTCCGCTCGAATTTAGCGCGACCGACTCATCGCAAACGTTCGCCGCTGTGATCCAATAGGATATTTCGGGGAGGATGCGCGTGTCGTAATCCTCGCCCATGTCGTCGATCAAAAACGTCAGGATCGCGCAAATCGGATTCGCGGTGAACGTCCAAGTCGACGGATCGCTCGCATCCTGCCCGCTCACGCGCGGATCGAAGCATTTGCGCCAGCGCGCGACGACGGAGGGCTGCGGCAATTGCTGCGGGTAAACCTTTTGAAACGCTGTTTGACCGACCGAGCGGCAAATCATTTCGAGCGATGCGATCCCGTCGCCGCGATGCGCGCTCGTCCAGATCGTCGGGAGGTAGCCGATAGCTTCCGCATACGCCGTTTCGGTCGCGAGCCCGAGCCGCGTTACGATGCGGATCGAGGTCGGGCCATAAGAGCCGTTCGCGAGCGTGTTTACGAAGCCGGAGCCGTCAAGCGTCACCTCGTCGTCGTGCAAGAAATATCGCTCATAGCCGTCGATCAGGCCGTCGTGAAGCGCAAGGACGTCGACCGAGTGACCATCGGTCGAAGCCTCATAAAGCATGTACGAGCCGGAGAGTCGGGCGCGGCCGAAGGCGCGAATGCGCGGCGGAATTGGCTGGCGCTTGGGGATTTTCCCATCGGCGGGCTTCGGCATCAAAGCCGATTGGATCAGGCTCGCGACGAGCGACAGCCCGACCGAAACGATGATGCCCGCAAGGATGGTCGCGGTCGCGGCCCCGACGCCGATTTCGACGAGCGCCGCGGCGACGAATGGGATCAGAAACGGCATTTAGATCGCCCAAGCCTCAAGGATCGGAGTCGTCAGCAAAAGCAGCCCCTCGGGCGACATAACCGCAACCCGCTCGCCAATTACTATCCCGCCCGCGTTGGCGTTCACAACCTCCCCGAGTTGCAAGGCGCGGCTGCGGATCAGCGCGATATCGCCGTCGACGGGCGAGTCGGTCGGCGGAAAGCCGCACGCCGCCGTCCGGGCGCGCATAATGCCGCGCACGCCGCCATCGCGCCGAAGGATGCGCAAGCATTCAAGCTCAGTTTTATATTTGCCGCGATAAGGCGTCGCCGGATCGATGCCGGTCTTTTCTCGAATCCAGTTGCAAACGAACATAAGGCAATCGCGCTCGCCCCAAAATTGCGACGGCCGGAGCATTTCGCGCTCAAGGAATTCGCTCAGAATTTGGGCCATACCTTGAAAACGCCTTGCGAATAGAGCGGCGTCCGCTCGCAAAAGCGATCATCGGCCGAACGTTTCTTTTGATCCGTATCGGTGAAAAAAGCGATCTTGGCGCGCGTGCGTCCGCTGAACGACGAGGCCACGCTGAGCGAAACGGTGACGCGCTGCTCGCCGTTATTGTCCGATGACATTTCGATTGTGATGACGTCGGCCGTATAGCTGCGAAACCAAAGGACGTCATCGATGGGCTGCAAATTCGCGTCGAGCGGAAGCAGGCCAAGATTGACGCGCTTGTTCCGGACGAGGAACGCATCGCCATCAGCCTTCGCGGCCATGTCCGGGTCGATTCCGGAAAATGAAAACTGCACGCGCTCAGCGACGCCGTTGATAAGCTGAGCGACGACGGGCAGATCGGCCATCGTGCCGACGCCCTTGTAAATCGCGCCGGTAGGCTCGATGGCGTCCGCGCCGACCGGCATGTCGCCGAAGCCGGTCCAAAATCTAACCGGCGTGCCGGTGTCGAGGCGAAAGAGGGCGGCGATTTCCGCCGTATTGCTGGCGATGCGATTCGCCTGATCGACCGAAAGCGACATTGCTCAACCCGCGTCGAAATGTTCGATGAATGAGACGGAGAGTTGCTCGCCGACGCGAAAGTTCGTGATCCCGGCCGCAAGCTGCGGCGCGGTGTCCGGATGGAGCCGCATCAAAACCCGCGGGATATCATATTCGACGGGCGGATTTCCCGAGCCGATGGTGACGGCCTCGCGAAGAGGCGGGCGAATGTCCATGTCGAAAATATCGCCCGATAGCTGCGCGGTGATCCGGCCGACCTCATACATTCGCCAGCCCGCCGTTGGATGATTGATCGAGAGATGCTCGCCGCCCCTCGGCGCTGAACCTTGCGTGATCTGAACGCGGATCGAGGTCGCCCGCAGCGCGGCGGCCTGAACGATTTCGGCGATCACTATCGGCGTATCGTAAGCCGCGACTTCGGAGAAATAGTCGCTCGCCGCCGCTGTCGGGCCGGGCTTGCGAAGCTCGCCGCCGACAAGATCGCGCGGCGCGAAATGCAGATCGATAAGCGGCATGATGAAAGCCTGCGCGCCATGATCGAGATAGGACGACCACGCTCGGAGCGCGCGAACCTCATCGATGGAGTAAATGTTGAAACTGCAATCCATGCGCCAGATCCCGCCGCCATCCGTGCGCGACCATTGTTGTTGCGCACCATCCGCCGCAATTGGACCGGCTTTGGCCGTGCCGATGCGATAGGCGCGCACCTTGACCGGCTTGAGGATGCGGAAAGGCCAAACGTAATAAGTTGTCACTTTAGGAAGCCTCGCCCAAACGGTGAGCCCGATCTGCGATATCTCCGCAGCCGGTGAGTCGTTGCCCCAGACCGTAAGCCCAAGTTGACTTATCTGCGCGTCGATTGTCATCGGCCATTACGTTCCGAGCCGCTTGAAATTTTGTTGACGCCCCGGCACGCCCTTTAGGGCGACGTTCGCGCCTTTGACTGATCCGGCCGTGATGGCTTCCTGCTTGCTGCGCTCGATCTGTCGCATGACGTCGTCGGCCAGAATCGAGCGGTCGGCGTGAACTGTCTGATTCACGATTATGCGCTGTGGCGTCCCTGAGAGCGGTCTAGGGAGGCGCAGCGTGACCGGGATGGTTCGGCCATCGGGGAGCGGGACGGCGGCCTCGATGCCGCTCTCTGCGAAGATGGAGGCCGTATCGGCGACGCCGCCAGAAGCGAAGCGTTTCAAAACTTGCCGACCGTGCGGGCCGGTCACGCCGCCCTTGGCGAAAAATCCCGAGGACGAGATGACGTCGGCCGGAATAGCGGAAAGAGGCTGGCTTCCGCCACCGCTGAAAAGGCCGTCGAAGATACTGCTAAAGATGCCGCCTCCCCCACCGCCGCCGCCGAGCGGCGTTCCCTGCTCGCCGAACATTCCTTCAAGCAGCGGCTTTAGGACGTAAATCTTCAGGATCATCTCGGCGATGGTTTGGAGGAAATTCGCCGCGGCGCTCTCCATCGCCTTCCAGCCGTGCAAGCCAGCGGCGAAAACGTCGGCCAGCCCGTTTCTGAGTTCATCCGCAAGCTGAATTTGATCGGCCATCTCGCGCCCGGCGTCGTGCGCCGCCTGCGCGGCCGCGGCCACGCGATCAGCCTCGGCGTTGAGCGCATTAACGTATTCCTCGGTGAGCGGAATCCCTTGCGCCTTGGCCTTATTGTAAGCATCTTGGAGAAATTGAGCCCGAGCGAGAGCGCCGCCGAGCAGGCCGAGCGTTTTGATTTCGGTATCGTATCCGCGAATCTGATCCTCGCCGAGCGCAATCGAACTGCGGACGATTTCCGCGCCGCTCGCCTCGAAAAGTTTTAGCTGCGCGTTCGCGTCGGCCGCGGCACGGCGCGCGGCGGCGATGGCATGGATCGAGTCGAGTTCGTCCTGAAGCTCTTGGCCCTTCAAACCCTTCTGACGGCCGAGCGCCGTTATCGCGGCCTGCTCTTCCTGATTTATTTGGTTCGTTTTCGCCGCAAGCTCGTCGTCGATTTCCTTCACGACCGCGTCGTGATAACCGGCGAGCCCTTGGAGCATCCGAACGTGAAGCTGATCGTCGGCCGCGATCTGCGCCTCATTCGCCCGCGCCTGCTCGACTTGGAGCCGGGCGATGGCGTCGGCGCGTTGCTGCGCCTCGGCCGCGAGCCGCGCCGATTGATCGGCTCCGACCGGCGCAAGGACGTTCGACGGAGCGCCCTTGCCTTGCGGAAATCCGCCCTTCGGAGTCGGCGTGACGCCAGCCTCGGCTTTTACCTCGGCGATTTTTTTCTTAAGCGCGTCGAGTTCGGCGAGCTTTTGCTGCGTCGCCTTCGAGTCGCCGAAAAAGCCCTCGATCCAAGTCCGATGCGTGTCGACGTCGTGCGCAAGCGCGGCGGCCTTGATTTCCAATTCGCGCATTTGATCGGAGGTCGTGACCGGCCCCGGCGCGTTCGCCGATTGCGCGCCGAGCGTGCCGCCGATGATCCCGCCGATGACCGCGCCCGGCGCTCCGGCAACCCTCGATCCGACGAACGCTCCGGCGATGGCCGGGAGAAACGGCGCGAGCTTTGCCGCCCACGCCGCCGCGTCGGCCAGCGCCTTCGCAAAATTGGCGAGCGCCGCCTGAAATTGCGGTGACTCGATATCTCCGGTGAACTTGGAAAACTCGTCGAAAAACGCGACGAGCGCCGTTGCGCCGACGACTTGAAGCCTGCCCTTCAAATCCTCCCACTTCTGGACCATCTCGTCGATCTTGGCGATGTTTTCATCGCTCATAATCCGGCCCTGCTCCTTGAGGGCGGCTGTGACGGCCTCGATATGGTCGCGGCCTTGCGCGAGGAATGGCACGAGGTTCGCGATGTTGCGGCCGAAGAGCGCGGTCGTGATCGCAACCCGCGCGCTTTGGTCGGTCGTGTTTTTCATTACGTCGGCGTATTTCAGGAACGCATCCGTAACGTTCCCTTTGATGTTGATCCCAAGCCGCTGGAATTCCGCTGTGAGTTGCTTATTGCCCTCTTTCGCCGATCCGAAGTTTTTGGTGAAGCGTTCCAGCCCGGCGTTGAATTGCTCGGCGTCGACGCCAGCCTTGCGCGCCTGAATTCCCCACGATTGCAGATTTGTCGCGCTCACGCCGATGGCGTCGGAGGTGTGCTTTATGTCCTCGGCCGTTTTGATGATGCTTTTGATAAAACTATCGATGGCGATAAATGCGCCGCTCGCAAGCAAGGCGTTCGTGAATTTCTTGACCGCGTTCGCGCCAGCGGCGGCGAAACTGTTCTCGACGCGCGAGCGCATGAGGTCAGTTCGCTTTTCGATTTCTCCGAGCCGCTTGTCGATGTTCGCGGCCGACGCGGCGATTTGATTGTCGAGCTTTTGGGATTGTGCCTCTAGCTGGACGACAAGTCGCTCAAGATCGGTCGCGGCCATCAGTTAAGCATCCCATGCTCGCGCAACGCTGCATCATATTCCGCGTCGCTCGGAGCGCCAGCCAAGGGCTGAGTCCCTTGCGCGCGTTGCCATCCTCTAACAGCCGATTGAAATTCCCACAATGAAAGCTCGTCGCATTGCCGAGCGTCAAATCCTATTGCAGCACCCGCTCCGTAGATGGCGGCGAAAGAGAGCTTTCCGTTTGGGCTTGCGGGCTCTTCTGATCCTCCGTCGCCTTCGATTTTGGGAGCGGATCGTCCTCCGGCCCGACGATGGCGATGCCGATGATCGCTTGCGCGCGCGGAATATTTTCGATGAGCGGACGGTCGACGACGTATTGCTCGGTGAGCTTCAGCGCCTTCGACGGCTCCATGCCCGCGCCCATCAAACCGAGTCGGATCGTTTCGAAAATGTCGTCGACAAGCCATTTGCCCTCGACGAGTCGGCGATAGATCGCGAGCGGCCCCGCGCCGCACTTTTCTTGAAGGATGCGCAATTCCTTCAGGCCGAGGCGGAATTCGTATTCCCCATCGGCCCATGCGAGCGTTACGCGCGCCGAGCCGTCAGCCATTAGGTCGACGTATGCCAGAGGACCGGGCCGTCAGAGTCGAGGCCAAGGCTTACCTCGGCCTTGTTTCCGCGCGTGCCGGTGATCCCGAATTTCACGAGATGAAACTTCCCGTAAAAATAGCCGATGGTGTTAAGCCAAATTTGAATGTTTTTCCCGTTCGGGCTCGCAACCCAATCGGCGTATTCGTTCATGGTCGCAGCGAGCGCGTCGAGCTTTCCCGATCCTGAGAGCGCGCATTCCATCGTCTGCTTGACGAATTCGATCCACGCCGGAGCATCCGGCGCATCGCAATCTGGAACTTCGACCTTATTGCCGCTCGCGGTGAATTCGATCCCGCGGTCGAGGTTGATAAGGCAAGGATGGGCGAACGTTTCGGGCGAGCCGCCGTTGCCGATCTTTATCAAAACTTGAGTGCCGAGGATCGTATTAACTTGCGCCATTTGCCTTTTCTCCGTTCATCCCGAGGGCTCAGTCAACGCTCGCAAGGTGATGACTCCGTGCGAGGTGATCGTGTCCGCATCCGTCAAATACCGTTGATTGCGCGGCTCCACAAGGAGGTTGCGATTCTGGGAGAGAACGACGGCCGGAGGAATTGCCGACATGATGGTCGCTCCGATCTTTTTACACTCCGTCATGCCCGGCCCCCGCGACCAAACATGGATATCGAGAAAGATTTCGGAGCCGTCGAGAAATTGCGCCAAATCCGGCACATTATGGTCGTCGCCGATTGTGACGTAAGGAAACGTCGGCAGATCGGGAACGTCCTGATAAATGCGCGCCGGAGTGCCGATTAGGCTTTTGACGTCGGCGTCGGCCTTTAGGATCGCGACGAGCGCGATCTGCAAATCAAGCCCCGGCCCATATTTTACGGTCACGAAACCCTCGCCGCATCCTTGATGGCTTTGTTAGTCGCCGCGCTGATCTTCGCAAAGACTTTTTTTCGCAGCGCCCGATAAGGCCCAAAGAAAAACGGCTGCGCTGGCGTCGCCCGATGGCCGGTCGCTCCGGCGTTCCGCGCGTGGCCCTTTTCGTCACGGTAAGGACCGGCCGCTCGCGCGTGCGTGCCAAACTCAACCCACCGCGCGTAATAGGCTTCGAAACT